CCACGAAGTACGCCTTGACTTCGATTTGTCAGCTGAATTCTCCCACTACACTGACGGTTCCACATTCAAGGTGTGGGGCAACTACGTGTACCTTGACACCGAGGAGCGCCGACGATTCGCGCAAAAGGGTCACGAATACCTTATTGAACAAGTTCAGCACACCGGTTCCGACACCGTCACCGCGGGTGCTTCTCGCCAAGTCCGTCTTTCCTACAACCACCCAGTTAAGGAATTGGTCTGGTGCTTCAACAGCGGTGGTGTCTCCAACGCTGCCACTTGGAACTTCACTTCCAATGCGATGACTGCCAACGCGGTTGTCCTTACTACCAACACCACCCAGTTCACTGGTCTCTCCCCAACCGGCTGCGGTACTGGTGCGCCAATGCTCCTTACCGGCACCGACGGTGGTGCGGCTGACTGGGTTGAAGATGGCGCCACTGGGGATGCCACTCACTCCATCGGTCCACTTTCCACCATGAAGCTCGTTCTCAACGGTCAAGATCGTATGAAGGAACAGTCTGGTAAGTATTTCAACCAAGTGCAACCATTCAACCACCACTCTGGCTGCCCATACCCAGGTGTTTACTCCTACTCCTTCGCGCTTCGCCCAGAGGAGCACCAACCAAGCGGCACATGTAACTTCTCCCGCATCGACAACGCCCAAGTCGCTGTCACTCTTAAGTCAGGAACCGAAGATAACACCGTTATGCACATGTTCGCGACCAACTACAATGTTTTGCGAATCCAAAGTGGGATGGGCGGTTTGGCGTTCTCCAACTAAGCTTAAAGAATATAATAACCTTACTAGATTTCAATATAAAATCTTATATCCTCTAAAAAAATATAAGATTTTACTTGTCAGATAAGTGGATTGACTTAAAGAATTAGTTCTAATATTTAATAAAACATGAACTATAAAATCGTCCCTTTCAACTCCAAAAAACTTGAAGATATTGCCTTCGCTATTGATGAAGATGACTACCATACATATGTGGAATTAATGCCAAGTTGGTTTCTTGCGGGTGCCAAAAATAATTATGCTACTTGTGATTGGCTTGATTGCCCTGGCGGAAGAAGAAAAATAAGACTTCATAGATTTTTGATGTTAGGTATAAATGATGATCCACTTGTTGTAGTAGATCACATAAACGGTGATACACTTGATAATAGAAGGTGTAATTTGCGAATTCTTTCTAAAGCTCAAAATGTATCACATAGAGCAAATTTAAACTCAAATAATAATTCTGGAACAAGGGGTGTTTATTGGTGTAAAACAAATAACCGTTGGATTGCTCGTATAATTCATGAAGAAAGAGATTGGTGGAAACAATCTTTTACAGACAAAGATGAAGCAATTAAAGCAATTGAAGAAAAAAGAAAGACATACAATGCAATGTATGGAATTTCAGAAAAAAATATTCCACGACTTGATGAATTAATTGAACCTAACAAAATAATGAAATCTTTGTATGAAAATTCTTCATATACACACAACAAACCAAGACCCCAAGCTCGCGAGAATTACAACCAAAAGCGCCGTGATTTAACATCTAGTGCTAGGGATAGACGCAAGGAATATCTTTTATCTCAACCTCAAACTCAAGAAGTTGTTGAAGAGTTGCGTCGCATTGAAGGTGATGAAAGGCGTTCTCAAGCAAGATTGTCTGGTAATAAAATGACATTGGAAGAGAAAAGGGCAAATATTAATGAAGGTCGTCGTTTGAAGGCTGCGGCAGAAAGAAAGGCTAAACGCGAAAAATTTTTAGCTATTTTAGAAAAAGACCCAGACGATGAGGAAGCTAAAAAGGAACTCAAAAAAGTAGAAAAGGCTGAGAAGTTGGCTCAAAGTAAAATAGCTTTGGCACTTAAAAATTAGGAAATAAATTTGTATAGATGCAATATAAATTTAGTCATTTTTGGAATTTCCCTCGGGCTCTTATTAAAATGACTGAATTAGATAAAAAACCACTTGGTAGATGGGCGCTTAAGACATGTGATGAAATAACAACGGGTGTGAATGCTGTGTATCAAAACAGAGACCATTGCGGTGATACAATTTGTAAAACACCTAAGCGTGCGAGTGAATACATCAAACCCCAAACACTTAAAAATTAGAAACGTTTTTTAATACAAATGGAATTTAAATTTCGTTATGTGTGGATTTTCCCTTATGCAGTTTTAGTAAGTATGCCTTATTTTATTGAGGATATTTGGGATACTTTGTGCAATCTTTATAATAATGTTTCATTTGAGACAATGTTTTTGTATAAAGAATACGCTACAGAGGATGAGGATGAATCAGGATCTTCAGAAACAGAAGAAAGTGAAAAGGAAGATTAAAAAAATATTTTTCTATATAAAATGGCGAACGGTTTGAAACCAACCGAAAAAAATAAATTCCATATCGGTTATGTACTCCTAATCCTAATCCTCGGGGTGGTGGGTGTATTTGCTTATTTGGCATACGACCACTTTACAAACTCTGTTAAGATTCAATAAATATAAAAAAATAATTCATTAATCACTTAATGATAGAAGTATACACGGATGGTAGTTGTCTTCACAACCCAGGTCCAGGTGGCTGGGCGGCGGTTTGTAAGGACAAATTTACATTGAAAGGTGGTTTCCCTACTTCTACCAATAATATTATGGAAATGACGGCAGTTGTTAAGGCTCTCGAGGAGTGTATAAAAATTAGTGAGAAAGATGTGACTATTTACACGGATAGTAATTATGTTAAGTTGGGAATAACTCAATGGATACACAAATGGAAAACAAACGGTTGGAAAACCTCTGCTGGTAAACCAGTTGCTAATATGCAGTTATGGATTAAAATGGACACCCTTTCACAACAGTTGAATGTTGTGGAATGGCGTTGGGTAAAAGCGCATAATGGGAACCCGATGAATGAATTGGTTGATAGATTGGCGAGGGAGTGTGCGACATCTATTGCTGAGGAAAGCCTTCCCCAGGGACATCTTCGGGGTCGGGGCAATTAGGAATATCTGGGCATTCACAAGGCACCATATATCCTTCTTGGTTTGCAAACAAGAATGGTATTCTATCGTTTGGACCAATACTGTTATTTGGTGATGTTGGAACTGGAACACATCTATATGGGAATAGCATTCTAATTTCACCATCAGAAATTCTAAAAACATTATAACTTAACCCATAAATTCTTAGTTCTCTTCTATAAATATTTTGTGGAACTAATTTTACTTTAAATATTTGATTTCTTATGAGACTAAAGTTTCTTTGACCCGTTGGTGCTCCCTTCTCTGGTTCTGTCGCGAATGAGTACGAATAAAATCTCCTACTCATTGGTGTTCTTTTATGATGAAGACCACTTTGAATAGATTTTAAGAAAAATGTTTTTCCAGATTCTTCTGTGAGGACTTCTTCATTATCTAATATCATTCTTATGTTATACATGTGTTCAAAATAGTTAATATTATCTTCGTGATCTATTTCTCTTCCAATATTATCATAATTGCATGCAGACAATATTTGGTCATTACTAAATCTTAAACACTGAAAAACAAAATAGAACTCTTTTATTGGATTTATAAAATTAGATCTCATAGTCCAATCGTATTCACCCAAGGGAATGAGTTGATTATCCGCTTGTTGAACTTGTGTAAATGCGTAATCCCTACATGTATTCTCAACTATATTTTTTTCATACTTGTCTAAAAGTATAAAATCTGCAACAAGTTTAAAATCTTTTACTTTTACTTCATCTAGAACTTGTAATGAATCTGTTTTAATTGAATAATCTTGTGAATAATAAATTATATTTCCATCCCTAGACATTGCTACATGAAGCGAATTTCCTAGGGGATTATAAACATCTTTTGTTATACCTAATGAATATACAGCGGTACTTTTATCATATCCATATGTTCTATATTGTGATTGTGAATATAAACCCACAACTAGTTTTAAACCATCATATGAAAAGTCAAATTTTGTGTTGGGATCCAAAACAGTTATAATAGCCTCTCTTGTATATTCAGTCTCTATATCAAAAACATATAAACGGTTATTAACAATATCAAATGCCCCAACCTTTTTTCCGTGTCCTGACACTTTAACATATCTTAATTGTGCGG